AATCATACCCGAAGGGCGGTTGTAATCTGCTAACTTACGTTTTAGATTACCCGTCTTTTTAGGTGCTTTAAGAACTGCTAAATCCCTAATCCTATTTGCTATTTGTGCTAATGATTTTGCCATTATACATATAATTTATATGTAACAACAACTACTCCATTTTTACCAATAGTTCCAGCACCGCTACCGCCTCCACCTATTCCACCACCACCATAATTATTTTGACCAGCTCCGTTTATAAGTGTAGCTCCTCCGAATACTGTTCCACCACCACCTCCATAGAATGATGATGAACCAAACATTAATGTTCCTAATTGTCTACCATCACCACCGACACCGGAACTACCATTTAATGCAGCTCCACCTCCTCCGCCTGGACGGGTACCAGCAGAACCACCATTATTTCCTTGACCAGGTGTACCTGTACCTGGGCCACCAGCTGAGTTACCACCGCCACCTGAACCACCATTACCACCATTAGTACTAACACCTGGACTTATAAAGCTAGCTCCGGCACCACCACCAATTGCTACTATATTATATGGAGTTCCATTAAATGTTGTAAAAGTTGTATCAGTTCCATTTGCTGCATCTAAATTAAATGCAGTACCATTATATGCTGCTCCTCCTGTTCCAATAGTTGTATTAAATACATCACCTGTATTTATTGATATTGAAGAAGAATAAACTACCCCACCGGCACCACCACCACCTCCATTACCTCCTCCTCCACCTCCGGCGATTACCATAATTTTAACATCAGATGTAGAACCTGTAACAATACTCAATGTTCCATTTGTTTCAAATTTATGGAATTTGTAAATAGAACTACCACTAACAAATGAGCCAGTAGTTCCACCTGTAGCCACAATAGTTTGAGCGTTTGGATTTATACATAAAGCACATTCTCCTTCTGAATAAGATTGTGATATATTTACATTTTGTAATTGAACTGATGTAGATAAAGATGAAGTTAAATTAGTCACAGTCCAACAAGATGCAGTTGTAGTTAATTGAGTATTTGTTACTTTTAATACACTACCTGTTTGATAAACTTGGTAGTTATCCATCGTTACCCATATACTATTAGTAGTATCGCATGCAGTCAATCTATGAGCTGCTTTTGGTAAAACACTAGCACTTATTATCCATATAGAATTACCATATTGATTTTGATTTACATTAAAATCAATTGGTGCATCTGCAGCATCAATACTCTTAGTTGCATTAAGAGAAGCCGCCTGTCCTACTGAAATATTCCCTTTATTTGCAATACTATAAACACCATTATTTGCATTAAAATTTAATGATGAAAACGATATAAGTGGGAAGCTAAAACCACCGGTGGTTGCATCATCTCTTTTCAATTGTATAGTGTATCGTGTTGGAACATCTTTAAGTGGGTATGGTATTACATCACCTGGATATCTTTCAACTGTAACCCAATTAATATGTTTAACATATGTATCAGGTAATTGTATTTCTAATAATGGTGCGGCTTGTGCTATAATTCTTTTTACCTGACCAAAACTTATTGTATCATTTACTATTTGTCCAAATTCGTTAATATAGTTATAATAATATGGACCATTATCACCAGCATTTGCGGGATAAGATACATCAAAATACCAAGCTTCAGGACCTGTATTTGGTGGCGAACTTACACAACATTGTGATTGGGTTATACCAGATGAAGATGGAAATGCGGAACAAAAATATGCAGGTGCAGCTATCAAACCAGGATTAGGAGTTGAAGCCAATTGATTACCATTGTATATATCGGCACAAATATTTACTAAATCTAAAGTAGTAGGAATAGAACTAGTAGTTGAAGCTCCTTCGTAAGTATATTTAACAGTTGTAGGAGAGCTAATAGTTGTGTAGACATTTAACCTCATAGTTGGGAAAGCATCCCCTTGAGTATTCCAATATGCCAATGGTATATACATACTTAAACTAAATTTTTAACACTTACTGCGTATAACGAAGCAGTATCAAATGAAACAAATGATATGATATCAGCTGCGTTAGCTGCTCTTGATGCTGTATATTCACTTCCTGTTGGGAATAGAAGATTCGTTGGATAACTTAAACTACCCGTTACAGAACCTTGTCTAATCAACAATTGTGTTGTTTGTCCTGGTCTTATATTAATAGGATTTAAAAAGGTAATTGATGAAGATGGTAAATTTAGAGTATAGAAGTTACCCAAACTAAAATCCATACTTGCAGTTTGAGATGCTACACTTAAATTTATAACACCACCTCTAAATGAGCCACTAAATACCGAATTACCAATTACTTGTAATTCAACTGCAGCAGAAGATGAAAGTGTTAAACTACCTGTGATAGTTTGGTTACCTATAAAGTTATTACTTCCAGTCGTTGCGTATGAGCCTGTTTTAGCAGATAATCCACCAACCACATTATTCACCAAAACAAAAGATGCAGATATTGAAGATGATAAATTATTTAATGCAGTATCAGCAGATTGTGTATATGCGTTAAATGATGAAGTGTTAAGTTTAGTATTTATTTGGCTTATCAAACTTCCTGTTGCTGCTGCTAATTCAGCTTCAGTTACGAAATCTAATTGTACTGAAGTACTGAATGCTTCTAAATTATCTAAACGGCTATCTACTGAAGTACTAAACGTTCCTTCTAAATAATCTAAGCGAGAATCTACTGAAGTTGAGAACGTTGTATTTAAATATGATGCGGTTGCTTCAACTAAATCTAATCTACTATCTACAGATGTACTAAATGTTGTTTCAATATAATCTAATCTACTATCTACTGAAGTCGAAAATGTAGTATTAAGATAAGAAGCGGTTGCTTCAACTAAATCTAACCTGTTATCTACTGATGTAGAGAAAGGTACTTCCAAATAATCAAGTCTACTATCAACGGATGTAGAGAATGTAGTTTCAATATAAACTAATCTGCTATCTACTGATGTAGAATAAAAAGTTACATTACCAATTCCACTAATTGTAGAAGAAGAAATATTGTTTGTAATACCCATAGAACCTGTCAAAGAAGCGCTTCCTGACATTATCGTTGAACCGATGAGGGTTTGTGTATCTGAAACCTCATCTCCTAATATATTGCTCCCTGATGAGTAAATAATTGATGATGATTCTATTAGTGTTACCACCTTACTTGCGAATAAAGTTCCACTAACAATTAAATCGTTTTCAATTAATGCGTTAGATGCAGTTATGTTTTGTGTTACATCCAAAGAACCTGTCAAAGATGTCGCTCCACTAACCGATAGGTTTCCATTAACTCTAACATCATCATTTACAGTTATCTTTCCTTCTATATCAAATGTACCACTAACAACTAATTTGCCATCAATTGATACATCTCCTAAAGTATTTACAAAGATTCCTAATCCATTACCCAATCCATCTTCTAATTCTACTTGAGTAGTAGATGCAGTAATATTACTTCCTAAATGAATTAAGGATTGAAAACTTTGTGAAATATATAAGTTACTTAAACTTCCCATTTTATTTTATTTATCTTTTAATCGAATATCCATTTTCTATATGCTACATCAGTACCTTGTCCCCATTTTTGTGGTGTTGTAGACCATACTTGCGGATTAGCCCATAACTCACAATATGCACAATTACCAAAATCTACATATGGTAGAGCGAGTATTGGTAAATTTACATAATCAAAATCATCTTCACCTTCAAATGTTCCTACAATAGTATAACAATTGTAATCATAGTAGGTAGTGATATCCCTCGTTGCATTAGGAAAGTATTTACTCATAAACACTTGTCCTATACTACCACTCTCTTGCAATACTGCTTTATATCTTTCACCCGTATCACATTCTTCAATTATGTAGCCACTTCCAGAAGGGTTAACTAAAAAAAAAAGACAACGATTTTTATCGTTGTGAGTAGTTAACTCAAAGTTTGCTACCCACCCCGCCAGTCCGTTATTGAACCTATCGGAGAAGGGTGTACAAACAATATCTCCGTTTACTTCAAATCCCTGCACCCCCCTTTGTGTGTAAGCCGTTAAATCGTTTAATATTGCAAGTGTGTTAGCGTGTATATCAACCATATCATCCACTCCGTAGAATGGGATAGTTTGAGCGTTTGTGCTACCTGATGATTCATTGTTTAAATTCTTCTGCTTATCAGCAATTGTTAATTGAACTGAAAAAGTAGTAGTCGATGTTTGAAAACTACTATCAGTTATTAACACATTACCCAAAGGATATTCAGGATACTGCTTATCATCTATCGAGTCAATATCACCATAGGTTACTGATTCAATCGAAGGATGATTCTTCATTATTGTCTTAAAGTAATTTAGGACATTATAATAAAGTGAGTAGTTAACACCTGTATTATGTACAATTTGTTGAGCCATAGTTTTTATAATTGAATTCCCGCAAAGTATTGTGAACTTTGGTCTGGATATATTTGTGTTTGATTTCCAACTGATTCCAAATATTGTGGAATGTTATTACTATATGCAATCAAATAGTTTTGTAATCTCAACGCATAGTAGTCAGCATTCGTTTGTGTTATTTGTTTAAGGTAATCTATCTCCGTTTTAGATGGAGCGACGCCTTGCTCACTTTGTTGCTTCACAGCACCATTTGATTTGAATTGTACTGAACTGAATGGAATATATTCCACACAACTATACCACAAAAGGGTATATTTGATGTGGTCATTCATTAAGTCCTGATAGTATGCATTTAAAGAACCAAAAGTTCCTGCTTCTATTTGTGCCTGTAAATAATCAAATAAGACAGTACCTAAAAGATTTTTTAAGTATTTGTCCTGTGCAGTTCTTACAAATGGTAATAGAGCATCTGCATCAATAGCACCCTGTAATGGTGAGTTTTTGATAATATCGTTTCGTGTTATAAATAGTGCGTATGCCATATGATTTATTAATTATATTCTTTCGTAAAAAATGCTGATTGTGTTCCTACTGTTCTGATAAAATCTATATCAGATGTATCTGCTACTTTAGCCATTACTACATCTTCATTTGTATCTACTGGCTCATCCTCAACAGTTGCAGGATTTTGCATTGAATCGTTTACTTCATCTTCTACTTGTGCAACAGTCTTATCAGTCTCTTCAGCAGTTGTTGATAAGATTACTAATGGAGTTAATTGTTCAAAGTATAATTGTGTATCAGGGTATCCACCACACGTTAATGCGTAATCAACTGCGTTTAATAGGATATTTTGAAATGGCATAATAGTCATTGTTTGCATAATACTAAATGCGGTTTTCATTTCCTCTGATTGAGAAGAGAATCCATTATTAGCAGTACGGATACCAAACAATAATGGTGATGTAATTCTATGTGATACTAAGATTCTATCTTGCGCATATTCCGCAACATATTGAAACTTTTCGTGTAAATTATCAATACTAATTGAATCAATAGTTGGTTTAGTGAGTGGGTCATCGTTAAATGATAACATAAAACGGCCAGCGTTGTTTGTGCCCGTAAATTTAGCTTGAAGAAGGTCTTCAATAGTTTGTCTTTCTTCTGGTGCAGGTACTCCATTGTTAAAGTTTACCATAACCAAAGGTAAGAACCCATTTGTAATATTACTCAAATGTAAGTTACTTAACTCTGCTTCACTTATACTGAATTGTAAAGATGATACATAATCAGGTAGTGCGTAATAATATAATCCTGGACAATAATGTTTGATATATAGAATTTCCATTTTCTCATTTGATGTTTCAAACGCAGGAATCTTCTTTTTATCTCTTACTTTTCTTGCATCATTCCAATCTACACAATAGTAATAGTTCTCAATACGTGGAGAACCATAAAGCTTTTCAGCTCTAAGTGTTTGTACAGGAACATGATACATTTTAATTATCTTAGTATGTTCATCGTTCCAATACACTTGGAATGCTGCATTACCAAACAATTTAAAATCAAATGTTACTTTTTTCAATTCCTCTTGCGGAAGAATCTTTGCTATTACATTGTTTAGTTCTTCTTTTTTAGAATACATACCTTTACCAAATATCAAATCAGCAATACCTTCTATTGCTGCAGAATTTGTAGTAGAATGATTGTAAGCAGTTGTTACTGCATCAAAGAAATCATCGTGTCCATAAACACCAAATGGGACCCAACTATATCGAGTCTTTGTATCCTCCTGAATAACAGGAAGTTGATTTGTGTTTACGTTAACTACTGAAAATTGTTGTTGTTGTTTCATATTAATCCATTATTATATATCTGTTCTCCGATTGATGAGAAATATATCCTTTATTTTGATTTTCGTAAACGCTCTTATCAGTACTTTGAGAAGCATATATCTGAAAAGAACCATTCCAAATTGGTTCAAGAGAGCCACTATTGATTAGTGTTGCTCTATACTCATCACCAACATTAACACCGCTTATGTTTAAAGAGAATGATACATATGATTCATATGATTCGTATGTCAATCCACTTATAGATGCAGTTAAGTTTTCTAAAGTTGTCATATCTTGCAAACTCATAGTGAACTGCGAACTAGCCGTAGGCTGAGTTCTGAATACATATTGGTTGCTTTGTGATATAAAATATGCGAGCATTATCTATGTTTTAAGTTGTCGTTATCTATAAATAACAACTACGAAAGTATAAATAGTTAAAACAAAAAAGCACACCTTTGGGGGTGTGCTTTTAATAATTTATTATTAGCTTATACTGAATTAGCTATATACGATAGTTGGTTGTACTGATAAACCTGCGAATGGAGAAGTAGTTGTACTACCACTCAAAAATGCTGCTGGTAATCTTTCCTGACCTGTGAATGTTACTGAATAACCATAAAGGTCACCCATTGCTCCACCTGTTTGGATTGTACCTGCAGTTACATCTGCACCTTCTTTTTCACCAACTAACAATGCATCTCCGTTATTAGTCCAAACTACGATTTGAGGTCTACCATAAGCCATAAGCTTCAATTGAGTAGTCATTTCGTTAGTTAATTTCTTCAAATTAAGAAGTAATTCCTGATTGAAGAAAGTTGTACCATTATCACGGGATGTGTTTACAGTTTCAGTATATGCGCTGTTTCCTTTAAGTTCGTAGTAATATACAGTCGAACCTGAAGGTAGAGCGGTTACTTCACCGCTTCCGTTTTTTGTGAAGGAGCCAGTTGTATAGTTTAGGAAGTAAACTCCTTGAAGTCCACCTACTGATTCTTTACATACTTCTTGACGTCCTTGCGTTAATAAACAAGCCATATCTGTTGTGTTTTAAGTTTTTAAAATTTGGTGGGAGTTTTCGCTCCCACCTATTTATAGTTAGTTAGTTACTATTAGTATGCTCCGTAGTAAACGATATCTTGTCCGATACCGAATTGTGTACCTGCGGTGTATCTCATAATAACACGATAGTTTTGAGAACCATCGATGTTAGCCATGTCTAATACTCTTACTTCATTGTAATCACTCATCAAACCTGTTCCGAAGAATAAGTTAGATTTTTGAGCTGCTACAACTTTAGAAGCACTCATACCAGGACATAATACGATTTCGATACCATTGAAGTTGAATGGTTTTTCACCAACGTTCATTTGGTTGTTCCATCCGTTTGCACCTACTGAACCACCTGATAATGCTTGCTGATATGCTTTTGCTACGTTAGTAGGAACATACAACAATAAATCTTCTTTACCATATACAGTATCAGGGATAGTAGCTACTATTGAATCCAATACTGATAATACGTTAGCTGCAGTGATAGAGCCAGAGATAATTGCTGAAGAACCACCAGTTGTTCTTGCTGGTAATACTGCTCCTGCGCCACCTGCTGCTACTGAAGCAGATAATGCTGATTGGAATCCTAAGAATGAACCATTGATGTTAGTTCCTTGCCAAATAGCAGTTTCAGTTGCTTCTGCAACTTTACCACCAACGTAAGATACTAAATAATCGTTGAATGATTTTGGAATTTCATCGAATGCCGAGAAACCAAGGCTCAATGCTTCCCAGCTGTCTACGAATTCTTGCTTACATAATTGTAAGTTTACTTGTAATTCTTTTGGTTCTAATACTCTTTCAGAGATAGATACTGAACCAGATGTTGTGAAATCACAACTTGCATCTTGTACGATACCAGATACGTCTAATTTTTGGATTACAGATTTGAACTTCACGTTTGGCATGATAGTTACATATTTGTTATCCAAAGTTCTTGCACTCAACAATGCAGCTGCGATATAACCTGCAGCAGCCTCACCAGCGTAGGTAGAGTTTGATATTGTAGGAAGTGCGAAATTTTGTTTTGCTTTCATTTTCCTTTGTTTTTTAAATGATTTTAAATATTTTTACTTATAAAGTTTAGATAAGAAAGATGATTGTGAATTTACAACCTTCTTACCATAATTTTTGCTATTGTTTTCTGCTGAGAATTTAACACCTTCTTCTATTGGTGCTCCATCTAATTTAGGAAGTTCCATTTCTTCAACATCATCTTCTTCTTTGATGTCTGCTTTTTTATCTACTACTTCTTCCTTAACTTTCTCCATTTCTTCCATCTTCTTTTCCATCTCCTCAATACGATAAGCCATCTCTTCGATTTTCTTTTTCATATCGCCTAAGTTGATTTCAATTTCATCATCGCCCTCTTCTTTCATTGGAGCTTCATCATCTTGCGGAATTGTTTCAACTTCTTCAGTTTCTTCAGCCATCATAGTTCCAGATTTAACTGAACCTTCGGCATCTTTTACTTCATTAACTTTATCAGTTCCACCTGATTGAGGAATATCTTTTACTTTAACATCTTCTAATTCTACATTTTCTCTTTCAACGATTTTACCGTCTTTGGTAATAGCTTTGATAAGAGTTTCGTTTCCTTCAGAATCTTTTAATGCTAATTCATGCTCGCCATCTGGTGCTGGAGTTTTTGTTCCATCTTCAGATACTACAAACAAATCTTCACCTACATCGAATGTAGGAGATTCTACGATTGTTCCGTCTTTTAATTTTGCGTAAGTTAATTCAACTTCATCAGATGATAAAAGAGTTAATATCTTACTTAATACTTTTTTTGCGTTCATAATTTTTTAATTTTCTAAATTATATAATATATAACAACTTCGTTTTAAAAAGTTGTAGTTTTTTATCTTACTTGTGTGACTGTTAGGATTACAGAAGGAATAGAAGGTATATTACCACTTGCTACTTCTGTTAATAGGATTGCATCTCCATTTGCGGATTGCCATGCTAATTCATAATAATCATTTGCAACTGCATCTACTACATAGTTCCATGCTGCTATTAATTCTTCATTATTTGCTAATGCCACATGTCCTGCAGATGCTGCAACATTAGTTCCATTTTTCTTTAACCAAATGTAAACATCATCTGCTCCTGTATCGGCTAATAATTGTGCTGAGAATTGAATGTTATATGTTCCACTATTTGCTAATGTAATTCGTGAATTAGATGCAATTGATACACCGCTTGATATATCAGTTGTTTCAAAATTCATTGATTGAGATACGTTTGCACTACCTGATTGAGATACTAATGAACTAAATGCACCAATATTGAATTGTCTATTTCCGTTTGCAAAAAATGCGCTACCACTTTGAATAGTCAATCCTGCACTTGCACTTAATGGTGTAGCAATTGTTACTCTACCATCGGTATATTGAGTTGAACCTTGGAATTGAATTGGATAATAATAATTGGTTAAT